CTATTCCTGCATTCCAGTCCAACGGAATGCAGCCGTCGCGCTCAGACGGTCAGCTCTGGCCAAGGCTTGCGTAACACGCAAGTCATCACCCCGGCCACGCTGGGCACGCCACCACATGACATACGAGTAATTCTCGTAGGTCCGATCCCAATGGACCACGTCACATGGTACAGAAGTGATGCTCTGAATCTCGTCACGTTGATAAAACACGTGAGTTGACTTCCCATCCGGGATAACAGAGGCGTCGTAATAACGACGGCGGAGATGGGTGTTCCGCACATCACTTCCACGAGTAAGAATGGCAAACGTCTGATCCTTATCCTCAGTGAAGAGGACAGGGTTCACACCTGCTCTGGATTGAGCGACACGAGGAAACTTGTGTCGCAAGGCGAAATTGATCAGTGTACTCCGCAAGCGGAGATAACCGAACTCTCGCGCCCTGTTGGCCAGATCGATCACGCTACCTAGCGTGTCGACATTCACTCGCTCCTCATCCAACGGCTTAATGCTGTGCAGTATGAACGATACATCGTGTCCACGACTGTAATACTTACCGCAACTTTCACGAAAAGTATCTTCACCAGTAAAAGATTTGTCCTGGTTCACAACAAATCCCAATGCCGTTAGGGCTGCCATGACGTTAGACACCAATCTGTGATCCAAACAGATGTCGTCGCCATACACTTGAGGCGGTTGAAACTTACCCGCAAGAGCAGACCCGAATTTGCCAAATGAATATCTCATTAAGCTGTCCAGGTCCACACCCACCAGAGCGGTTGGGTCTCGCCAGTCTCTGCCTAGGGATTGGATCAGACCCACTGTGATGACAGTGGCAGCGAAAACACAGCATTGTACAGGGAAGCACAATGCTGACCCCATGGGCGAGTACTTCTCCAACTTCAAAGACACGTCTTTGGTGACGAGCTCCCCATCAATGACGATGGGATCCGTACGAGAAGCAGAAACAAGCGCATGGGTCGACCGAGTAGCTAGGAGGTGCCTAAGAAGGTTCGAAGGCATGATCCGTTGGACCATTCTCCATAGCATACAATCCGAAGCAGAGCTCAAGTCGATAGTATCGACGTCACCGGTGAAGCTCCCGTACTGGGCAGCTTCCTGGTTGGCTTCCTGGCGGTCCAGGATCACGAATTTTCCAATTCGCGACTGCTTAAGATAGCTCACAAAGTACAAAAGGACACCCTGTTGGGCAAATTGAAAACCAATAGGCTCCATGCAAATGGATCTACTAGTCTTATAGTCCTTTGGTACGAACATCAGTCGAGCTGTCTGATCGGGTGAAACGTCGCAGTAACCCTGAAAATCAGGTAGACCAAAATCACCTGTCTCTGAATAATTGAATATGGACTTACGGAAGTAAGTGGACCACGTCTTCTTACTCAAAGTGAGTTCGCCGTTCTTGGCATTGACGCCTCGAACACCGCGCTCAGCCACAGCACCATTCCCGTGTTGGGGGTATATAGCGCCCAGCTTAAAATCTGCGAATAGCCAACGACAAACAAGCCGAAGGTTTTCCGCAAAAGTAGGTAATTCTAGTTTTCCCAATCGATCCTCTGTCTCTTTCCATTTGCGAAAGGCAACGGAATGCAGACTATCGTCTACGTAAGAAACCTTCTTTCCGTATTTCAGAAAACCGAGTACGAATTGAAGCATTTGAGGATCACCTGTCTTCCACCACTGGTAGTACTCCCTGAAAATCGGGGTACGGGTCATCGCAGAGATAAAGTCGCGAATAACGCGGCCGTCACTCTTAATACGCTCTGACTTCATAACCAAATCTCCAAGTGTGGAAAACTCCGCTATAGTCTCACGGATGTTGAATAATTTACGCGGAAAACTGCGCACAACATGCGAGGGCTTAACGGGGTCAAAGGGAGAATCTGCTAAAAGGCTCATCCAGCAACAACGTAACAATACGACGTTATAATGATTCACATCGTCTTGCGCACAATTGTTGTGGCCGCACGGGCAATACCCTCCAATCGGATGCGAATCCGATCGAAAGGGCCTAGGGTACACGCGCGTTTCGTCAAGCGCTTTCCCAAGGTCACAGTCGAGGATGACTGTTATTGAGCCCTGCAACGTGGGTAGGGTAACCCACGGGACGAAC